GAAGTATGTAATCATATCTCCCTCCATTTTGAGTATAGCAGTCTTGCCTTGTTGTAAAAACTTAGCACCTTCTGTTATTGATCCCGCAAATCTTTCTCTTTTACTCATCAGGTGTCTCCGCCGTAACATCGATTATCTTCATATTTACTCCATTGATAACTTTATCTGAAACGCCTTCTACGGTAAATCGGGTTCCTCGAGCCAAAACAATTTCATATTCTTGACTTTTTGGAATTAGTACCCCTTTAGCGTCCATAGCGTCTATTCTTAGAATTGTTGCTGACTGACCTTCTTTGATTCCACCTAATACACCTCCACTTGATTTTGAAAAACCTGCCGCAGTAATCGCATCGGTAGTTGTAGATTGGAACAAAGGCGAAACAAAAGAATCACCTACTTTGAGATTATCGAGTCCTTTTGTTTGACCACGGAACAAATCTCCATCAAAGTCATCTAGCGGAGCCATATGTTCATCAAACTTATCGATAACTGATTGAGCCTCTTGTGAAGGATTTCCACTAAGTAATCCCCCTTGAACTCGACGATAATCTTCTCCTTGCCATTGTTGCGCTGCTACTTGAAATTGTTCATCTTCTGTGTAGTATTCGACCTTTTCTTCGTATTCTTTGAAGTTCCTGCGACCTGATTCAGTAGGAGTTGGGAATAGTCCGACACTTGTTCCTCCTCCGCCCTTAGATCCGCCCCCTGCGTGTGATTGCTGGCTATGTTGACCCGCATAATGTTTTTGAATTGTAAGAATCGGATCGCCCAAAGTCCCAACATCGCCCTTAGGGAATGGGACGCTTTTCGCGATCTCAACCATTTCTTTATCGATTCGGTCGATAACAATTGGGTCTCGAGTGTTTCTAATGCTTTTGTATAAATCGTGAGTCTTACTTTTCGACGCAAGCGACTTAGGTGTGTGGAATTGGAGTTCGAACATTTGTCCTGTCGGTGAAACGACTTGAGCGTTTACTCCAAGATAGGGACTTCCTGGCTTCCAATTGTTTATTACTCGAACTGTGTAGCCTTGAGATCTCAAATCAGTGATTACATTGTTGGTCATATCAATATAACCTGCTTCGGGTTTGACCATTGTGTAGCGAATAACATCTTTCATATTCCGCGACTCAACCGCGACATTTGTGGCGTTGTCCCTTGCTGTTGTTTGTATCTTTTCTGCGAGCGAACTTTGAGTCTTGAGTCGGTATTCTAATCCGACCATATCTCCGCCGTGTTCTTTGGATAAATCAATAACATCTCGGGTGATTTTAGGCTCGGACACACGCGCTGAATCTCGAAGATTATTTGCTGCTACATCTGCCTGACCGCGATCAAAACTTGTTGAGTTGCGAGGTTGGTTTAACTGATAACCCTCATACTGACCAGTAGGGGGAGTTGGTTCTTGAATTACCGCGCTAGGCTCTCCAGGAATTAAAACCGCAGTACAACGACAATTCGGATGAGCGGTAGGCATTAACTTACCAATAGAGAAATCTTTTTCCCATCCAACTATCTCACCGTTAAGTGCATTACAAATTGGACAAGTTCTTTCGTCGGGAGCAGTCATCCAACGCTTTTTACTATTAGGCGGAATCAATCCTTGTTGGTCTGCTTCCATCCAAGACATGAAGCGTCCTTGATTCGCTGCTTCTGCGAGTTCGGTTCGAGCGATTCTTTCGGCTCTTTGAGTCCACAATGTATTTCTATATCTTTGTCCGAGTGTCTCGGCTCTTGCTACTGCTTGTTGGTAAGACAAACCTTTGAGCGTTCCATCTTCAATTGTTTTTTGATAAAAGTTTTCTAGTGCTGTTGCCTGTCTTGAATCGAGACCAACTACTCGCTTGATTGATTCTCTTACCTGATCGGGATCTAACTTTGAGCGTAAACCATCTTGAATGATCTTAGATACTGCTTGGCGAGAGTATTCATTTACTTGGCGGATAGTTGAACCCGCACGAACTTGCGCCCAACCAATAGCACGAGGATCGGTTAAATTGAAGGCTGCTTCGTATCTGATCTTACTTGGTAACTTAGTGAGATTTAGATTTGCTGAGATCGCAACCTGCGCTGCCATTGTCGTCACAATTGGTTCGAGTGATTGAGTGAAGTTCGCCCACGGAACTTGGTTAGCAGCAGATAAAGGATTACCCGCCAATACTTCCGCCATAACACGACGGATTACTTCGGGATCTTCTACTTCGAGATTTAACTTACGCAGTGCCTCGAGGTACTGCTTTATTAGTTTTTTTTCGTTGGCTGTCAACGAACCATCCGTGACAATTAAAGGATCGTTCGGCTTTCTCGCTTTAAGGACATATGCCATTACAGCGTTTCTTCTATTACTGGCAACCCCGCTAAACCTCTCAAATACGCTTCCGTATTAGCATCAGGAGTAATAACGCCAGCCGTTACTAACTTGGATACATAGTCTGAGATTTCCGCTAGTTCAACATGGCTTACTTCGCTGTATGAGATTTCAGGAGTTTTTTCTAACTTCATGCCATTTAGGGTTAAGAGTCTTGGGATCGCGTGTTGGTTAATAACTTCTGCGATTGATTTACAAATTGCGTCAACTGCCATAGTCCAAAGATCGATTTTGCTTGATCCTAGTGCGAAAGATCCAACTCGCTCGTGTCCAAGAAGAATGAAGTCTGAAAGTACTGACATAGCGATTCTTTGGTCATAACGGGAGATAACTTTGTCTGTATCAAACTGGCGTGATCCACCTGTTGACAACAAAGTCATATCAAACATCTTGTTGCCGTTTTCGTTATACACCTGAGGGAAAACGATTCCTTCTTGTTCGTTTCGCTTTACATTTTGAACGATAGATTGAATCGCTGCTAATACTGCTTGCTGATCGGCGGTAGCAGTTGAGGACAAATACTCAGGCGGAACATAAGCAACGGGTAAACCTGCTAGATCGCGTTCAATACCAATTGCTTCGATTTCTTCGATACGCTTCTTGAAATACCACGGACGGTACGCGGTTCGGAGTAGTGATCTTCCTTCGGGATTGTTCTTCTGTGTTGAAGTTCTAAACAACAACGCCTTTTCAATTGGAATACGGTGTAGTCCTGCGCCCCACGGATCAACTTGTTCAAATCCTTGAATACCACCATCTTCGTCGAACAACCAATTGTTATGAGTTTCTTGCGCACGAATAGCCCACTTACGCCAACCAATCTTGCCATCAGTGAAAGCGGATTTTTTAGTTGGATCTGATGAACTTCCACCGCGAATCTTGTAAACGATTTCTTGATAGGAGTATCCGAATACAAGCATTGACAAAATGCTGGAAAGTGTCGAGTCCCAAGAGTCGGACATATCGTACAAACATGATTCGATAAACTCGGCTGCTTCAACATCGACCAGTTCTTCGGAGGATGGATCAACCTTCCAGTCCAGGCGCAAAATGATTTTTTCGATCGCATACAAGATTGATCCAACGACGGGATCGTTATCCGACATTTCACGATAAACCTTCGCCCCGCGCTTACCACGCAACGCAACGAGGAACTCCTCGTGTACCGTTCCACCGCTACGGCGTAAACCTGTTGAGCCGAGTTCTGTTAAATCTACTTTTGCCATTTGTACCTACTCGTCATCGTCGTCGTGCATAGAGGCTACCATCGTCCTGCTTACTAAATACAATGCTTGTCTTTCGGTGAACCCGCTATCCATTAACGAATTGAATAACTCATTCATCTGCGCAGTCGCTTGTTCGAGGATACTTAGTCCTTGAAACGGATTTTGCGCATTGTCCATCCAAGCAGTATAAGGGGAGTTTACCGCTTTTAGGCATTAGAAAGGCGCATCGTCGCCCCAAGTGTCCTGCTTTTTCGCAAACTGCTCGGTTTTTGGTCTGGACTTTTTGAGCGATACTGCTATGTGTTGGGCGGTAATAACTAACTTTGATTTTTTCTCGCTCGTTGACTTGTCTAACCATTCTTGGTTTTCGATTGTGCCGAGAACTACAACTTGAGTTCCCTTTTGTAATGAGTCTGCTGCGTTTTCAGCGAGGACATCCCACGCTGTAACATCCCAATATGTTGTACCTGAATCTTCCCAAGTACCGTTATCGTTTTTCTTTTTCTTGCTGGTAACAACCGAGAATCGGATCACTGCTTTACCGCTATTGATGAACTTTAGTTCAGGATCTTTTGTTACTGTTCCTACTACTGTGATTGGGTTACTCACTTTGAGTCCTTTGGCTAGGAAAATCAAACACTAATGGCTTAGGTCGGATTTTGCGTTTTCTTCTTATGTCTTTTCTTTGTTTTGGGGTTGTTCCTCCCCAAATCCCTTCTACGCTCCAGTGTAGTGCGTATCTCAGACATTCTGCCTGAAATGGACATTGACCACATAGTTTGATCGCTGTCCGCCTACCAGTGGGCGTGTCACTAAACCACAATTCTCCATCTACGCTGGCACAAATCTGACTGCCATCGAAGTTCGGGTAATCTGTGGGTTCTGACACACCCAAAGTGTAGGGGCATCACTCTTTAGTGTCCACCACATCTAGTGGTTTCCACAATTCTCCATACCTTTCCGACATCAACTGGCTGTAGAGGTCGTCGAGATTAGAGTCGTTCATTTAATACCAACCTTTCAAATCTGAGTGTTTTTTTGCTGAACATGGATTTGAGTACC